ATGGCAGTAGAAAATCGCAAGTCCGAGTTGGGGGCCATGCCAGAACTAACAGAATTTGACGTGACACACTTAGCGATGGCTAATCTAGTTTTTCTGAATGCATCATTCAAAGATATGGCCTCTGGAGTAGCTGGGTGGACTACTGTTGAGTTCCCAGACCAGAAGATAATGATGAGGCGGGATAAGGCTGAGGAGCTGATGAAGGCGCTCAAGAGAGCGATTGATTATGTTGATGCAGGGATAGAGCATCCGAACTCACGTTTCTTTGATAACGACTGATTGCAGCCTTATACATAAGGCTGCTCTGCTTCAAAATCTTACTAGCAGAACAACTTACAATCACTGTGTAAATAAACAGCCAATCGTGTAATTTATCGTCTAGCTACACTTGACAGTTCTGTTTTTGGGTGAATTAATTTTTGATAAAATCGTAATGCATTGATTGTTAATAACGTTTAGATATGGACATCTGTTATCCATTTGCTATCATTACTGTATATATTGACTGTATATTTATACAGCATGATTTATTTCTAAGAACTACATCATAGGAGGCTCATGTATGGCTTACTCTGCAATCGCGGTTGCCAATGCCTTCATTGAAAGAGCAAAACAAAAAGGCATTACCGATCTTTCTCCGATGAAGCTACAAAAATTAGTTTATTTTGCTCATGCGTGGATGTTAGCCCTCGATAATAAACCGCTAATAAAAGACCCTGTTAATGCGTGGAAATTCGGGCCTGTAATCAAGTCTGTTTATCACGAATTTAAGTCTTATGGTTCTAAAAACATCACATCGCCAGGAACGGAATTTGAGGTTTTTGATTCTGATGACGGGGTGATTGATGCAGGGTTTATAATCCCTGAAATTAGTAAAAGCGATACAAAAGCGAATGATATCATTGATGCCGTCATGGATATTTATGGGAATAAATCTGCCATATTTCTATCCAATCTAACGCATGCACCGGGTTCAGCGTGGTGTGAAACCAAAAAATTTCATAAAGATGGACAAGAGCAAGGCTTTGTTATCGATAACAATGAGATAAAGAAAGCAATGATCTTAAAGCTAGGACTTTAGAACAGTAAATTATGGGAAGTTCTTCTGAAAACACATCCTTTCACGCGCGCCTGCGAAGAGCGCGCGAGCTAGGGGCTCAAAAAATAGAGTGCGATACTCTGAAAGATAGCTTAACAGAAGAAAGCCCATTAACTGACGTGGAAATAGCGTCAGAAGAAAACGAGACGACACCTGAAGGCAATGATATTGCTAACCTAAAATTAGGGCAAGCCTCAACTGCTCGCAGAATGCTCGAGTTAAAAGCAAAGCTGTTGGAGGGTGAAATAGACCTTCAAAAGCAACAAATTGAAATGCGTAGCATGTACGCGTCAAAGGCTTACAGGTTTGTGTGGCTCTGGTCAATTGCTTTAATCGTTATCCTCATCCTTGAAGGTTCTCAGGCACCAACGCTAAAAATATTTTTTATTGAATTCAATGCACATGAATTCAAACTAGAATCGAATGTAATTATTGCTCTTATATCGGGAGTTACAGTCAATATTGTCGCAGTGTTTGTTGTCGTAATAAGAAACCTTTTCCCTTCAGAGCATAGAGATAAGAAAAACAAAGCGAGCAATCGTTCTGATTAACGCCACACCATTTCAAAGTTTCCCCGTACAATCCGCGCCTGACAATATCCACTTGAATCACTTAATAAACGCATTAGCGATCCACTGATATTGTCACTGCGCCAGCTTGTTATATACACGCTGATTTCTGTAATGCTTACTGATTTCCTTCGAACTTACTCAACATAAGCTTACTAGAATGGTGAGAGTATTCTTCAGCAGGAATTAAATATTCTCGCCATTTGTTAAGAAACTTCCACAGTTCTACATCTGAGTGCAAATTATACTTCCTCATAACTTTCCGTTTTCTTTGGCTTGCCATTTTCATTCCTATCCCTAGAATATTACCAATTTGAGACACGCTAAAACCTTTATATAAATAATGGATTACACGTTTTTCACCTGCTGTTAATAATAAGCGACGGCATGAACGGCATTTTTCTTCTTTTTTTCGTTTGACATAGTCCAAGCTTGAGACACCTTATGACGAACTTGCTCAACAGAGTCAGTTCTTCGGATAAAAATGCTTCCTTGCAAACAGGGTAATAGGTTCTCAATAATCGGAAAATTTTGTCCGATGCTAATACCAATAAGAAGGAAATTTTTTTTATGATGACTAAACATATAAGCGCAAATTCGGTCCATTCCTGCACTGAATGGTGTTACATAGATATCTGCATCACGTAATGCAACTGTTGCTGAAACTCCATCAATCCGTTTCAGAAGCATCCCCATATCTTCAGTGAAGATTTCCTCTAATAGGCACCACACACCGGAACTATAGGCTTGATTAGCATCCTCAAGGTATACTTTAATCTCTGCTGGCACTCCCACCTCCTTCATACATCGAATCAGCATAAACCCACCAAGCTAGTTTTGAAACCGGCAGGCAAATCTTTGCTTATTATAGTGTTAGAATCCATAGTATGGCACTACTGTTACCACTGAGGCGGAGTCTTGCATAATGTCAGAACTCTATATTTTAACCCACATATAAATTCAATAATTAAATGTAATTTGCATTTAAATACACACCGGCAATAGATACACAATAATTAATACATCCTTAAACTTTAGACGCATTTAATTAGTTACACTATCTAAGCTGACCATAGGGACGTCGGGTTTCAGGCTCAGCAGGTACGAATAGCCAGCAATTCAGGCAAAGAGCTCTGGCTACTCGTACCATCCATTTATTTTTCTAACCATATTAGATCGAGGATAACAACTCTGACGCCAACAAAAATAAACTAGTTATCTTTTTTCTATTAAATTTTGTACGGAGAATAACGTCCAACATTAACCGCTCCCCTCACTTTTTTTACCTTCACTCAACTTTCACCTCAAGCCTAGAGATCCAATATTGCTAATGTACTAACCTCTCTCTGCGGCGGCAACTAATCCGCTAGAGGGGAGCTGTCGCTGGCAAGACAAGATTTGTTCTTATATGAGAAATAGTGATCGCGAAACCATATAGAACACTGAATGGTACTCTCAGTACGTTAGAAAAATTAAATCTCGAAACTTGACTTATCATGTAGTTTTGTTTCAAACGCATCTCTTAAGGCATTTGTTACCCCTTCAAAATCCTTCAATGCCCCTGTATCATTAAAACATACCTGCGCAGTGCCATTTGATAATGTTTTAATGGCATCATTTATGTTTTCAGATGATAAATTAAAACAGACACCTCTTTCTTTCGGATATCTAGGATTAAACTTACCACTGACCAATTGCCAGTATCTGAATAAATATTGTGTTAGTCGTAGCGGGGCTCTAAACTTTTCACTTGATGATTCTTTCAATAAAGCCTCTTCATAATTCCATATTTCATCAAAACTGCTTTTCAAAAACGGTTGAGGGAGATGTTTGTTATAAAAACCATCAAAAAGCTCTCCCTTTCTATTTAAAAAATTCTTTATCATAAATCTCCCGTAACGAAGACTATAGTATATATTTTTATTTTCACGAATTATTGAAGTTTTATCAAAGTGACTATTTATAACGCTAACATTTAGAAAATCAGATGCACTCATTATAAGTTCATCTTTTTTACTTGGAGGGTATTTTTTCAGAATTAAAAAATCATTCGGATAATTATTTTCAAAATAAAAACTTTCGCTTACAGGGGATGTAACAAACATATCATCATTAAACAACACGAACTTATCGCTCAACCCTTCTATTCTATGAATATTTAATTCTATAGCATTAGAGTTAAATGTAGGTAAGTATTCGTTTGGAATAAAATCAGCGTGAGAAACAACATTTAATTTTTCATTTTTAATGTCAAGCCATAAAGGAACTTGTCCACACGTTACTAAATGTATTTTTCTTACCCATGGAGCATATTTTTCCACACATCTAAACCAATATTTAAAAACCCCCATATCTCTAAAACGTGAAGGATTCACAGCGCCATCTTCATGACTCGCCTCCCCTTTAAATTTAGAGAAACTTTCTTTCCATGCTGGATCGCATGAGTCAACCCACAATACAACGAAGTCAATACCACTCATTTGTATTACCCAAAATAATATTCAACATTTAATAATAACTAAAATCTTACTGTAGCTAAAAAAGGTTAAAAAATAAATATATTTTTATTTGGTAGGAGTGGCGATCATTAAAAATAATAAAATAATTACCAAAATACACAAATCAACATATTTAACCAAGCTACTTTAATGATATTTCGTTGCATATATCCAGTTAATATATATATATCTTACCAATAAAAACCTTCAGAAATAAAAATCAGATCTCATTGGAAATGATACCGGAGGCTGTCATTTTGCCGCATCAGTTCCCCAGAGATTACAGTGCCGACCAAATTGTCCTCCTGCTCACTTCACTATCTTGCTATGGTGCCCGCACTTATGCGGGTACCATAGGAATAGGTTATGCTGGCATATCGGTGGGTGATTTTGGCCAGATAACAGGGTCAACCGTAAGATTTGTGCTTGCAAGATTAACAGCGTACTGCTGTAGTGCGGCCAGTGCTTGAATCTGCGCATCAGTAGCAATATCCAGTGCAACAGCAGACTGAAGCGGAAAAGCTGCATCGGTTGCAGAGCGTAATAACGTGTTAAATGCACGAGTGTTTTTAGCGACAATTTCGTTTTGCGTCGGCGCTGGAATATCAACCCACTCAGGCATACCACTAGAATCAGCGGCCCTCATCTTTCCCGCTGGCGTCTGATTGGCTGCAAACTCTGCATAGACAGAATCGTCAACATCTACCCCATCATCTGGCCACGTACCAGCATCCTCATAATCACTCTGTAACGCTAGCGGATAAAAGGCGTTGTTTATTGCGCTATAAATATATGTGCTCATCATTAATACCCCACGGCCTGCCAATACAAAGTCCCGCTATCGCTCATCCAATTGTCAGTTACAAATTTTGTGACTGACATCGATGCAACCCCCATATTTGCATCATAAACATCCCCCAGAGGGCCTTGAGTTAGAATCACGTTAGAGCATGTAGATGGGAATGCTAAAGGGAATGTGATGCTACTGTTCGCGTAAGCTCCAGAGAATGTACCCCATTGACGAATAATTCCAGTCACAGAATCTTTCTCCCAGCCATTGACCGCTTTTGATGCTGTATCCTTTAACTGATATTTCGCATCAGCTGCACTTGTTGTTATATATGCACTCAGGTCAGGTGGTGGTGGAGTATAAGTCGATGGCAAGGCGTCAACATCATCAGCAGTAATCGAAATATCAGCAGTACCATCAAAATCATGACCCGCAATTTTCCGAGCTGTTGCTAACTTTGTTGCAGCGGTAGCCGTTCCATCTACCGACAGTGCATCAACATCTTCAGCGGATAACTCAACATCTCCCTTCTCACCATTAACACTAGTCACCGGAATTGCTGGCATTGCTCCAGAAATAATGGCAGTGATAGCTGTTTTTAGCTGATCGTTTTTTGATGCATCCAACGTAACACCGGTGGATTCAATAACTGCTGCTATTTCTTCCTGAATAGAGTCAAAAAAGGCGCTATTAAGCGCCGTTGCTGGAGCTCCTGTTTGTGGATTACCTTCGGTAAATCCATTTTTGCCCGAGCCAAACTTATCTTTCTGGGCTGTTGATGTGTCTATACGATGCACCTGTAACCTCCGGTGGGTAACTAAATAAAACAATGGTGTGTGACGGGCACAACTTGTCGATAACACATTCAGCTATCGTGTCGCCCCAAATCTGTAATGATTCTGTACACTGCGACGCGCAGGTCATTTCTGAAATATTGGTCGTGTCGGTGAAATTCACCTGCCAGTAAAAATTCCAGTCGTCGGAATAAAGCGAGTTCGTACACGGAGAAGTACAAAGAAAGTTATTGCCACCTAACGTCGTGATTGTTGCGTCTGGATAGCCAAGATCGGCCAGAACTTCCAGATAAAAATCTTCTGTTATGCCACCAACGGCATTCACTTTTGCATTAAGCCGCTGCTGGCGTTGCGACAACGTTTCTGTACCCGGTACAGAACACGAATCAGGTAGGTCGCAGCACGCCTCCCACCGATCGATAAGTTCAACGGTTTGGCGCGGATCGGATTCCTTAATCAAGTCATTCGCCCGTTCTTGTACTGCAGCAAACGCCGGTGCCAATCCTTCTAGCAATTTATCGTGTGAACTCCATGCGGGGCCACGAGGCAGCAACTTCTCCAGCATCAGGAAGTAATCAACGTTTAACTGCTCTGTCGAGACCATATAAAAGCTCCTGCAACGGGCAATTCTGTTTCACCGAGCACAATATCCGCAGTCGGACTCAGCAACGTGTGACTGTATTCCCCTGTTGCTGTGCTGATCGCTTCATTCATGCGCGATAATTCTAACGTGGCATCTGGCTTACCATCTCGTTTCAAAAACGCTTTAAGCTCAGACATTACAGCCGCACGGACGTCATCCGTGTCTGGATTAAGCAAGATTTGAAAATCGATGGTATGAATAGATGGACCAAATATCGTCAGGCTCGAGCCTGCCACTGGCGATAGCGGAGCGATATAGTCATAGACAGCCTGAATCTGTGTGGCACTTGGCGTTGGGTCGGTATCGTCATCGGTTGCACACAGTACACCCACGGTGCCTGCGCCCATCCAGTTGCGGAATGTCCATGCTCGCGTAATACCTTCGATACTCTCGGCCCACACGACATAATCCTCATCAGCACCCGATTGAGGTATGTAGTACCAGCGATCAATAATGCGAGAGCGCCACGCTTCGACATCCTCTAAATCAGTGCCACCAGTAATGGTATCCGCAACCGCTTTAGAGCTTAGGTTCGAGGCAGGACTCACCAACGTCAGGCCTATTCCATCGTCCGTATTGCCAGTTTCTCCTGCCACTTCGCACACCACGGGAACACGTAGAGTGCCGCCTGCTGACGTGACCGAAGCCGTGGTGGTGAATGTGACCTGATCGTCACGCTGTAGCTCGGTATTTGCTGAAATAGGAATACCATCACTGACACCATCCCAACGCGCCCATCCAGATGCTGCATTCGGTGACTTGCGCGGGCATTTTTTAGATTGCCATGGCGATAAAGCCACGTTTCATCGGCAAGATCAGGAAGAATGTTTTTGGCTAGATAATCGAGATAGCCATATAACGTATTGACCGCCGCAGCGGCAGCGCGAGAGTACACTTCAGCATCGGCTCTGCGGAGAACATCATCAGATTGGAAGCGGGAAAGAATATCATTACGGATTTGAGTAATTAAGTCGGGCAGTGGCGGGCGGTAAAAATCGCTATCAGCCATAATTTAGCATTCTCCAGTATTCATCAAACTGCATATTCCATACCGAGCCGTCACGTTGATAAATGACGATACCCAGCACAGCCTCATCCATACCGCTGCGCGTTGATGTGATATCAATACGGGCGGCCACGCCGTCATCAAGCATCCACTGCAGAGCCTCCGTAGCGTAATCGCGTGAGCGATTCAGTGTGTCATTAGTGACTTTTTCACGTCCCAGCAGCCAAAGGCGGGAACCAATACGGTCGCCCGTAACGGTCGGGTAGGTATCGCCCCACCACCCCATAGGCACCGGTGCTTTATCGTCAGGGTTGGCTCGACGCCAGCTAAACAGAGAAATAATCACAGCACGCGGCAAAGGGTTAACCACTGCCGTGGGATCGGCCAATTGGCCATTGAGATAGAAAATCATGATTACATCATCTCGTTGGGAACTTCGGTTATACCGTCGTCGTATTTATGCTCGTGATCGTTGTACGTATCACGCATGGATTGCATGGTTGATTTACTATCTGACAGGTCACCATCTGCCTGAACATTCTGACTGGCTTTAACCAACGGTGTAGTAAATGTGGCTTTTTCCGATGCGTTAACGGTATAGGTCTCGGTATTAACCGTATAATTCTCAGCGCTAACAACATAGTTTTTCGTTGTCACATTAATAGTATTGCCACGGTTTAAAGTAATACTGTCCCCCTCATCGGTATAAATGGCTACCTCACCGGATTTAAGCCCTTTGATTCGATATCGACGATCGGAAACCATCAAAATAACGCCGTGAGACCTATCGCCGTCAGGGAACAAAGCAAACCCTTCAGCGCTGACTAGGGGAGCAGATGTAAAGCCGTAGGGTTCTAGATGCTCTACGTTTTCCTTTGGCTCACCGGCCAATAAATCCACCTGCAACATCTGGCATTTACTGGCGGTATTTAGCCCGGTCACGACAGCGCGAGCTAGCATGTTGGTAATCGAGCGATTGATTGCCCTAAATGCAGATTTCATCAGAGATCATCCTCATCATCGCTTTTTTTATGCCGGTGCCGTTTTTCAATCTTAGGCTCAGGCATATAGGCACTAACGGGTCCGACGCGCAAAGCGGTGATATACCCAGCATCACTGAGTGTGTAATTCACTTCAGCGATAACCAATTCAGTATTGTTAAATCCCATAACCGGATCCCACACCACAACGCGTTGGTTGGGCAACCAGAGCTTTCCGTTGCCTTGCCGCCACCCGTATATCGTATAGGTGGTTTCCAGTGTTTTACCTTCGCGGTGTGCCAGTTCGTACTGCGCTCGTGCTTTGCACGTTGCCGGCGTGGCGTTGCCGCATTGTTTGATAATCAGCGGTCGATAGCGCTTTACAGCAGGATCTTTTACCTTGGACGTGATTTTGCTGTTTGTCGTCTCGCCGTAATCATCATCCGTTCCAGCTCGCTGGCCTGTTACGGTATATTCAGAAAAGCGATCGCTAAAATCCCGAGAACTATCTGCATTAATAACGTTTTCACCGAGCACTAGTGCCGTGGATGCTTTTTCATTACCCACTGAATCCAGCACCAGATTGCCGTCAGCATTATCAAATGCCAGCACTTGCTCGAGGCCAAGCAGGCGATTTAATGCCTCGCTGATGGTCTCACCAAAATCAATTTGAAAACTGGTTAGCGTGCCGCTAGCTGATGTGGCACTGATGACACTCACGCCGAACGGCTGCACCAGAGTGCTAACAATCTGAGACAATGAGCGGTTTGAAAATTGCCCCGGCTGGGTGGGCGCGGAGCAGTCAATCAGGTCCTCGGTTTTACTGCGTCCAGAAATACTGACGCTCACACTGCCGGCGTCATAGCGTAAGGGGGTCGAGTCAACAAATCCGGTAAGCACCTTGTCTGCCCCGATCAGCACTTCCACCAAATCACCCTCAACCACAGGAAGTCCTAGCGTTGCCAGATTTTTGCTTTGTGGCCACAGGCGGGTGATTTCAACATCAAAGCTTCTCGCGATACGGTCAATGCCGGCGGATATATTGACGCGAGTCCAGCCAGCAAACTCTTTGCCGTTGACCCGCAGAGTCACATCATGATCATTCATTCAGAAGGTACCCGTAGTGGTCTCGGCGGAACAAAGCCGGGATGAGGAATGTTATTTAACGCCACAATCTCAGCACCGCGTGCAGCATCGTCATACCAATCTGACGCCAGAACGACTGCCGGCGTCACGTCGTCGGGCGTGCGGGTAATCATTTTTGCTGTCTGTTGTAGGCGCTTTCGGATATCCAGTGAAACAGCCTGCCGTAAATCTTCCAGAGCCAAAAACGGCAGATCTCCTACCACCCGACATGATTCTTGATCAAACAGTTTGTTGTAGGTTATCCGCTGGCGAGTGAGTTGGTCATAACTTACTGGCAGCACTGACTCTGTTGTTTTTTGCATTGGAGAAGTATTCAATGCCGTGTGAGTCATCGGCACAATCTGCTTAGTATCTGCCCATGAATATGCTGGCGGCGACGGCAATGCAGAGAATTGGCGTACAGACTGAGACAAGGCAGTACTGCGCAATAATTGAGAACAGGCGTTAGTACAATTCACGGTCTGCTGCTGTGTCGCACTCAGCGTAGGCCACGATCCACGTGGTGCCAGCGCAGAATCGGACACGATATACTTCAAATTATCGACCGCGCTGATCGCACTATCGGTATTGAAATAGATACTTTTTCCCGCAGACCACATCTCTTGCACGCGCTGAATAAACTCAGCCCCTTTCGACGGCGGCGGAAAAAGATCCGATAAGTCCCCTGCAATAATCTGGCAGCCACGGCAATATCGTTGTTCACAACCTCAAATACACTAATGACCTCATCAAGCATGCCGCTAACATTGTCGATCACGTTGGTTGTGATCCAATCGGCGGCACCGTCCAGATCGAAATCCTTTAAAAACTTATCGCCAAATGATGTATCAGTCTTATCCGCCGCTCCGGATGCATTCTGCGCCGTGGCACCACCAGCGGTTGGGTAAGACAATTGGCCTGACTCAACAAATTTGAGTGATATTTCACACATGCCGCCGTTATCACGGCTATGGCTAACCTTAATCTCTCCATCCACATTAACGGTTAAAGAACCATAAAAAGGATGGATAAGAGTGCCAGCCCCAACCTGCTCAAGTGCGGTAAGCAGCCGATCACGCTGCGCCATGTAATCATTGCCAATCACATAGGCGGAAACGGAATATTTTCGCGCCTTTCTCCCCATATCGTCAGTAAAGGGAATATCTCTTAGTGGGAATTCATGCGTGGTAGAACGGCGGCCAAATGTAGCTTCATCTCCTGACACTTTGAAATACACACCGCGAAACGAGGCTGGCTGTAACCTGTATAACCAAGTATCCATATTTCACCCATTAAAAAACCCGCCGAAGCGGGTTTGTTGACTTTTTCATTCAGTTAAACCAACTGGTTGATTTATTTTCCTCAGCCTTTCCTTTGCTTGTCGATAGATTTTTTATCCCCTCTGAAATATTTTTATTGGCATCAGCTTGAGACTTAACAACGTCAGTTTCAGCTTGATCTCTTTTTAATTCCTGATCAATATATTCATTGGTTCTATCGGCCTTGGCTTGTTCCATTTTTAGCTGCAATTGAGCACGCTGTAGCTCTATATCTCGCAACTTACTCTCAAAATCCATGTCCTTTTTCTTTTGCTCTAATGCCTCATTGGCTCGCTGATTATTAATAGCCAACTGAGCTTGCCTTTTTTGCTGCGCAATCTTGGCCGCAGCCTTCTCTTTAGCTATTTGCTGTCTATTTTGCTCTGAAATGGCTGCATTGTAATCAGCTTGAGCTTGAGCCTCGACGGCTCGCTGCTGATCCTCTGATTGCTTAACCGCCATTAATTGCTGTTGCTGCATAGTTAGTGCGTGGGCATTAAATGCCATTAACAAAAATATGATCGCTTGTAGCTTTCGCATAAGTTATGCCTTAGCTGGCGCTGGGCACGTGGCGTTTGGCTGAATTCTGGTTTCATTGCCACCGGACGATAGCAGCATAGCAACACCCGTCGTGAATTCACACGCCCGACCAACTTCCGTTGACGTGTATACCTTCCCAACATCTTTATAAGTGAGTGAGACGCCGTCAGTTTCAATCTGATCTTTTACAGCGGATCCGATAAGGGCGCCGCCAACACCGCCAATGCCTGCACCAATACCTGTATTTGTGTTATTTCCACTGCCTGAATTATGCCCAATAACACCACCAGCAATAGCACCAACCAATGCACCAACCGCCTGCGCTTTCTTTTTTGTTCGGAATTATCAACCATTACTCTGGCTGGTGTTATTGCGATAATCTCAACCGTTTTTGTTTCTTGTCGGCTATTTAATTGTGTGGTTTTGTAGCTATTAGCTGCGTATTGACTGGTATTTGCCGTGCACGCGCTCAACATGGAAATTGAAATGATTGATAACGATAATGTTGTTAATTTGTTCATATGAAGCCCTATTAATATATATATTAAATCATTTTATTGGCAATAATAACTAGTATTTATAATTGCTAATCTCAATGATTGAGTGTTCTTATATAATAATATTAGGCAATTCGTGTGGTCAGAGGTTGGACAGGTACGTCGATCCGTATTGACACCCAATCCAACACTGCCGTATAGTCTGGCCTACGAGGCGTAGAAACCTCTTTAACGCGGTCAGAACCAACCCCGATAGTGTTGGATTTTTTATGCCTAAAATTCAGTGGGCGCATTACGCGGTCACACCCCGATCAATGTCGGGAGGGCGACGAATACAACACCCAGCAATGGGGAATAAGTTCGCGGTTTCGTTAAGCCGTTTCTAACCTCCCGACACCCGCTTTTAGCGGATTTCCTTAGAAAGAAATTAACGAGGTCATCATGACTAACGCCCAACTCATCATCTCCGATATTACCATCCACCAAGACAGCGAAGGTCGCTACTCCATTAATGACCTGCATAAGGCTTCTGGTGGTGAACTTCGTCACGCACCAGCGCAATACCTCCGACTCGATCAGGTGTCAGAATTGGTGCAAGAAATTATAAATATGCAGATCTGCACATTTAAACCAATCAGTACACAGCGGGGACGCAAAGGCGGAACCTATGTCTGCAAGGAGTTGGTCTATTCATATGCAATGTGGGTCAGCCCAAGATTTCATCTCACCGTAATTCACACCTATGACGCACTAGTTACAGCACCGCCCCCAAAAACCACAACCAACCAACGCACCCCGCTACGTGATGCAATCAATATGCTAGTAGGCAAGAGGCATTATGTATCCAGAAGCCTATAGCCTGATCCACCAGCGATTTAACGTTGAGCACATCGACGAACTACCCGCCGCACAAATCCCACAGGCCATTGAGTACGTGCATAAGCTTGTACTTGAAGGCGAGCTTCTCGAACGCGAAAAGCCGCAACAGCAGATTGGATTCATGCCATTAGAAATAGATCGGGATGGCGATTGGGTTATGAAGGTTAGGGACAGCAGACCTGTTAGTTATTCTCTCATTGGAAAAGGTGAGATGGTTCTAAGCAAAGAATCCTTTCAGGAAATCATGGAGCAGGCGGGCTATCTCATAATCCATTACACCGAGTTACGCGTAATGGCAGCGCTTGATAGCGTCAGGTTATCTGATAAGGCAGAAAAACATCACGAGCATTGGCTAAAGATCTACTCAACACCACTTTAGAAAGCATATCACCCTATAAAACGCCCCGCATATAGCGGGGCTAATAACCACCGCGATATAAGCTATACGGACTAAACCCCACCTCTGGCGTCATTCTTACATTTGGTGCGTTTGTTTTACCTTCTGAAACGCGGGTGCCCGGAGGGGTATTTTCAAAGCGAACGACCATTTCGCCCTGAATGGTGTTTTTTGCGCCAACAAGAAAATCTGTCGTTGATGGTGCTGAATAATCGTAGCCCTGCGTATGCTGTGGATCGGTAAGTGCCATGGGGAATGGATTAGCAATATCGTGCACAGTGTTTTGCAAATTTTGAGCTTGTTGCCTTAACGATAATTCTGGGTGATGCTCTAGATACGCATTGATTGCAACGTCATTAATATCGCCAGAGTCACTCGTAGATTGGAGATTCCATTCCCCCATCGTTTTCCCTGTTTTTTCGGGAATGGTTTTTGTAATGAAGTCCCAGTTCTCCGCTAAATAGACAGCGGCAGCAACGAGCGCCCCCAGCAAAAGACCGATTGTACCAGCAGAAGCAACCAGCAGAGATATAGCTGCCATTCCGCCGATAGCAGCTAAGCCAACAGCTGCTGCCGCTGCAATTTTTACTACCTCTGGATTACCTTTTATAAAATCAGCAACACTATCAAGCATTGGCATTGCTTGTTTTAGGCTGTCATTAATAGTTGGAAGTAAGGAGTCCCCCATTTCAGTACTGATTTTTGTGAGACTATTCTTAACCAGATCCAACTGATTTTCTGTGGTACTCGCTCGGCTTTCATATTCTTTTTGCATCGAACCAGCATAACGAGCCGCATCACCCACTTTGTCAAAATTCTCTGTTAATAAGTGGAGATTAGATAATAATGGCGCTATTGCCTCGATGGATTCCTGTCCAAATAACGCTTTTGTAATGCCAATTTGCTTGCCGGGATTGACTTTGCTTAACGCACTAAACACCTCAAGAATGGCTTTCTTACCATCCTTTTGCATATCTGCAGCAACCTTTTTAGGATTTAGCTTTAATGCATGAAAAGCCGCTTTCTGTAGCTTGGTAATATGCCCACCCGCTAGGGTAGTAATAACACGCTTAATGCCTGTCGCGGCAACATCGGTTTGTATCCCCGCTGCCGAAATAGTATCCCCGAGAGCCGCAACTTCACCGGCACTCAAGTGTGCTAGTTTGCCCAATGACCCCACGCGAGTCACAACGTCTGTCAGTTGGTTTGATGCCACCGGCCCCGTGTTGCCCAGATAGTTTATCTGGTCGCCCAGCGCCTCAACCTGTGTCTGTGTTAGGCCTAGAGAAACGCGCCATTGTGCCATCTGCTGCCCTGCAACATCAGCCCCCTCATCGAACGCGATCCCCATTTTGACGGCATCAGTCGCAAACTCTTTCAGACCACCTGCGGCAATACCCGCCTGACCACCTGCAGCCACAATCTTAGCAATATCATTCGCAGCCATGGGCAACTGAGTAGACATATCGAGAATGTCTTGGCTCATCTGCTTGAACTGCACAGGACTGTCAAAGTTAACAACCTTACGCACATCCGCCATGGAGCTCTCAAACGCCATCGCATCTTTGATCGGCTTAACGAACGCCATCGACCACGCAGTACCAAAAGCACCGGCCATGAGTGCCTTTTCCTTGGCCCCCTTACCGGCTTTTTTGATATTTTTCGATATGCCATCGAGCACGGGGGAAAGTTTATCGACCCCGGTGATTATCGCTTTTAACTGAAAACTATCTGCCACGGTTGCGCGCCTCCGCTATGCGAATGGAGTTGCTCTCCATCTCAAATAATTCATCCAGTGGTTTAGCCTTAATCACCGCCGGATCTAAGCCCCAAAAAAACGCCAAGTCATAGATTCGGCGCTCCAGTTGCTTCATCAGCTTTCCGTCGAACTCTCCGGCGGGGTCATGAAAAAACGCCAGACACCCCAGCACAGATTGTTGATGTCATAAGCAGGCAAATCCTTTATAGAGGACGGCGGCACCGCAGCCAATTCTGGAATATACTTCATGGCCACAGCCGCATTAACGCCATAGTTACCGCTGGACTCCACCACCACCGGTAGCCCGAACTTCTGGATCTGCTCAAAGGTTGGGTCTTTCAGCTCAAGTGTATCGAGGGTTTCACCATGGGCAGAGATCGATTTTGATAGTTTTACTGGGATCATTGGAAGAATCCTGATTTACCATGAAATTCGAGGTCAGCGGTGCCTTCCTCGGCGTTGAAACTTGCATCACCGCTCAACCACGCACCACGAAGCGTATACACCATGCCGTTCGCCAATTCAGCTGTGGCAGTCATCGTTTCGCTGGTTGTGATTTTGTCGATGGGGAAGTTTTTAGGTACCTTGAACGTGCCTTTGATATACGGCGCTTTAAAGGTTTCTTTGTAATCGACCGAGCCATCAAGCCCAACAACATCGTCGCGGACTTTTGTATTCAGCGGCACTTCAATACCGCCGGTAAGTGAAAGCTGGTCACTGTCCAGCTTGAAATACGTCGTGCCAGCAATGCGAGCCATTACGCGGTCTCCTGTGTTGGGTATTGCAGACGGAACTGGTTAAGTACGGCGAACACACGCAGCTGGTTAATGTAATCCGGCGGGTACAGCACATTGACGCGGCCGCTATCATTCGCGTCACGCTCAACTTTCAGGTACTGCTTGAAGAGATCAAAGTTTTCTACGATCCCCGCTTCTTCCAATGCTTGATACCGTGCACAGATATCACCTATGATGACTGACGGAGTCACAATCGCCTGCCCCGAACCGTAGCGGGTGCCATCGTCAGCCAGTTTGCAGCGTGCATATTTACTGGTAACAACGGACTGCAAATCACGAATAACGTAGGCGCTGGTGTGCAAGGTTTCGCTATCCAGATAGCTGTTATCAGCGTCCCCGTAGCTGTTCTTCTGGTACGTCGTTACCGCACGCTGAATAAACAGATTGCTGCCCTGTGCATTACACGTCGCAATACCCGAATTCAGCAGCGTATTTTGTTGGCTCTTCAGAAAACGCTTACCAACAGGTGCAGGCAATGCACCGTTAAGCTGGCCTGTTTGCGTTGGTCGCGCCGGGTCAGCGCGGATAAAAACGGCATTACGCGCAGCAGACATTGCCGCTAACTCATCAGCGCAGGTCTGCACCATGGGCTCAAAGCCCGACAACGTGACATGCTGATCGTTGCGCGTAGCACCAAACGACTGCAAATCAGCCAGTGTATCTATCTTGGCGCTATACACATGGCCAAATGTCAGACGGCCCGGCGCCCAACGACCCGTACTGTCATTCATCGCCTGACCAATCGCATCCAAGCTGGCACTGTCGTTGAATGGGAAGCTAATAAAATCACCGGCTTCATCCCCCAGCGACGTAATGGCATCAGCGAAATCGGGTGCACCGGCACCGCCATGCATGGCAGTGACTGTCACGGTAACCCCATCAGGCAGACGCTCGCCGCCCGCACTACCGTAGTAGTTCACACACAGCGGAATTTCATTGCCACACAGCCCAGTATGCTTCGCTGTGAGCGTTACCGAATCCCCCACCGAACTACCAACTGTCGCAGTGACCGGTAAATCCTCGAGCGCATTTATCACGGCTACCATGGAGGTCGCGATCTGAGTCGTTGAGTTCCCCATCGCAACGGCGGTTTGCACACGCGTTTTACCGATGTAGAGGGAGATCACACCAGCAGAAATCACCTGTCCGCCAATCTGGATGGCTCCCGCTGCCGCTGTACCATCGGGTTCAGGAACAGCGATTGCCCAAAGCTGGCCGGCGGCATCGATATTGCGATACGCAGCTGCCATACGAGCCAATTGGCTTCCCGCCCCAACGAGAGACTTCAATTCGCTGACACTGGAAACCAGTGTGAGTTGATTCGGTGGCAAAGTGCTATCTTCCAACGCATGTCCCAAAAGGATGCTTGGCTGGCTGCTTGTTGCCGTATTTGCCTGACTATTGTCCATTTCGGCATAGAACAACGGCACAAAAACACCCGTTGCCGGGATGGTGTTAAAGTCTACGGACATAGATGTCTCCGCTATTTTTTAGGATTAGGAGTAGGCAACGTAAAATCTGCCTGAAATTCGATGGTGCCATCAGGCCCACTACCGGGATCCAGCAAATCGACATTGACGTGCACGGTTTCAAGGAAAGGAAGTTCAGATAACTCAATAAATTGCCAGGTCATTTCTTCGGTGATTTCGAAGCTGCCCATAAAGTCGAATTTGTAGTACATCACGGCGCGGTTCATATCCATGAGGATACCGCCGACGTACTCAATGCCGCGGGTATATTCCGGCGCAGGACGCCACCCCAGCAATGCACCAAATAATTTTGACCGTATAACGTGGATCGCATTATTGACTGCATCGAAACCCAGTTCATCGGACTGATTGCTCAGAACCACAATGACCGAGAAACAGTCGTCGCAATTTTGCCAGTAATCCGTCTGGCTTTTTTGCGGATGGGTCTGATCATGCATAGGTACGACCCAGGCGGCCGGGATGGCGGTTTGTCCCACGGCATTTATTGGCGCAAACTCTGCCGCTCCATACACCCGCCCGCCAAAATCAAGAATGCGCTCCCTGAGTGCATCAATCACCAGTCGTAAATTCATTATTTAATTACCTGTGGGATGACTGCGCGTTTTAGCGCATTAAATAGCGTTCTCTCTGCCCAGGACTTTTTATCCGCCAGTGCTTCTGTCATAAAGTTGGCACGCGGCGCAATACGCCAGCCACTCCCGCCAGAAGCCCCTGCCTTTTTGACCCTGACCTCTTTTCCGTGCTTCCCTTTTTTGATTTGCGCTCTGGCACCACGACGCACCCCAAATTGCAGGTAAGCCGGATAAAAGCCACTGCTGTTCGGACCGTCTTTGGCCTGAATGGGCGTCATGCCCCGGCCTCGCTTCTGGTTTGGCGCAATAGCGACCATGAAGCCCGGTCGTCGCCCGGTTGCGCGAGGAACATAAAAACCGATGGATTTATACAGTTCCCCGGATTCCCAGCCCGGATCCTGTCCGGGAAGAGAGCCGCGGTGGGAGGAGACGCGGTCACGCGCTGTTTTCTGGATTTCCTTTCCAATTTTGGCAAATGCCCGACGAACAACCGGACGTTTAAACTGAACGGTTTGCGCACCCGGGAAATCGACATGGACATAAATGCCACCTCCCCGGGGGTTAACGAACTCCGCCATCATGGCCTCCGAAAAGTGTTGACTGAAATACACCTGTGTCTGGAAGCCCCTGATCTGGCCCCAGCTCTTTCACTTCGATGTAAGTAAATTTACGGCTGTTGTTCATATCCATCGCCCTGACCACCCGATAAACGCTTCCTTTGTCGTCGACCGCCTCCATATCCGTGCCCACCTCATGCAGCCTGATCGTAATACCATGCGTCACGATCTCTCCAACCTGCACACCTCGCTGGTACGCCACACCGGCTATCGGTCGTATTTTTGCCCATACCCTGAATTCATCAACATAAACAGAGTCACGACCGCTGTGAGATCCAGGAACATCATGCCGAGTGCGAAATGTTATCCGCCTGTTCAGTTCGGCATAGGTCGGCTCACGGTATTGTGTTATCTGCTCTCTCTGTGGAATATCCACGCAACCTCCTCAGACAATGGTCGGGCGACGAAGGTCGTAAATAAGCATGGTGACGGATATGGGCAGATAGCCCTGCATCAGCTTCTCTTCATCCTCGCCACCGCGGTTACGGTCAAGCCAGCCGATCAGCACCAGCAGCGCGACTTTGAGCCGGGCCAGAATCTCCGTCCCCTTGATAACCTTGCCGTCGCTGTCAATTACGCGCTCACGATTCCCCTGAATAAAGGAAAGGATCGCTGCGCTGCCCGCCTGGTTAAACATTAGGTATTCGGCGTCGTTCGCGTTACCGTCATCGCGGAGGTGTTCCTTGATTTCCACGAGGGTGACCAGCTCGATCATGTTTTTTTCTCCCGCAAATCACGGCCTTTTTTCACCGCCAGCACCCAGCCTTTCGCACCGATATCACCGGGCTTGTCTTCCGTGACTTCATTGCAGTGCCAGAGAGAACCGCCCCATGTCACGGTGTCGCCAGGCTGGTACCGTTTACCTGTTTCAAAGACCTCCCGGTAGATCTGCACAGGGAAGGAGAACGCTTTGGTTTCAATATTGCCGCTGGCGCGCTTCACATCCACCGTGAAATTACGCTCATCCGTCTGCTGGATATCGACGGCAGCAATACCATCCACCAGGCATTCCCAGCCGCGCATACCATGAGATTTCTCATAGGTGCGCCACAGACCGCCGTTGTGGGTGGCGTAGGTGCCGCGAAGGTAGTTTTTGGATACATCAATGTCCGGCAGGACTTCGAGTTGCAGGGCATCAGCACCGTCTTTCCCTGGCACCGGTACAGGAAGCTCAACAGCGCTGACAGCGGCTTTCACGGCCTCGTCGATCAGCAGCGGAATATCCGGAAGCTCCGGTATCGCTGGCAGCTCGATAGCACTGACCGCCGTCTTCACAGCTTCATCCACCATCGGCGAGATATCCGGAAGCACCGGTGCCGCTGGCAGCTCAACCTCTGCCACCGCAGCTTTCACGGCCTCGTCGATCAGCAGCGGTATATCCGGAAGCGCCGGTATCGCTGGCGGTTCAATTTCTGCCACTGCGGCTTTCACGGCAGTGCTGATCAGAAGCGAAAAATCGGGTTGTTCGCGATCTTCAAGGTTTTTAATCCGTAAAGCCATCTGCTGCATCTTCTCTTCGGCAACGAGGTTCACAGCATCAAGCGCCTTCTGGTGCCGACTTTCGGCTTCGCGTAGAAGCACGGAAACCTCTTCACCAAGTGCCTTAATTAGCGACAAATCACGCTCATTCACTTTTAACTACCCCCTAAACGCCAATCTAGCCATGCCGAGGCGCTCCTCGCCATACGCCTTCTCTTCCGTATCTTCAGTGACGGCCGCCGGCGCGGTCGCCGTTTTGGATGTTGAGAACGGATCCTCGCTGGCATCGCGCCGCGCCAGTGCCGCCAGACTGTAGTTCTGCTGCTGCAGGTACGGTTCATCACCGCCAGCAACGGGCGGGAGATTCTCTTTCCGGCGCGCTTCGTTTGGCGTCAAGATAGCGCTCTTAACAGCGGAGCTGTAGGTGGTGTAACGGCGCTCGGTATCCATGCGCAGGAGAACACTGGTCTGAAACTCAATACTCTGCTTCTCATTCAGGCTAAACGCCTCTTCGAGACAAAGTTCAATCGCCTCAATGAGCGTCTGTAGGCACTGCGAAAAATACTGCTGCTCCAGCGCCTCGATGTTGTCCAGCGTCGGCGCATTACCAATGCCCGCCTTATACGGCGGTACGTGGAACACTGAGCACACGATCTCGCCAGTCATCTTCAGTTGTTCGACCGTCTGGGAGTCGACCGCATTGAAGGCTATGGGCGAATAGCTGGCTCCCGCCGACAGCAGTGCAGTTTTACCTGCATTGGCCCCCGAATACCCGGTATCCCAGCTAGCTTTGAGGATTTTGGCCTGTTCTTCGCTGATATTGCCGGGAACAACAATCACCCCGCTGGGCTTACCGCCGTTCTGGAAAAATTTCGCCGAGTTCTCAAGGATGCTATTGCTCTGAGTCGCCGCCATACCACAGGCAAAGATGGGAGATAACCCCACCAGCGGGTGAAACAAGCAGTTGAAGCGGTCATGGATAATTTCCCGCGCCGGCAGCGTGACCGGTTCAGTGAGCCCGCTGAGATTATCGGGGCTGACTTCGTAATATACCTCACCACTCTCGGACACCAGCGGGCGAACGCGATAAGGATCCAGAATTCGCAGCTGCTCAACTTTCCCTTTGCTGTTGCGAATTTTGATCACGTAGGTATTGCCGGAAGATAACTTTGAATTCACCCAGTTTTCAAAAAACTGCATGCGGGTCTGAAAGGTATTTGGCTTAGCCAGCAGTTTTGGAAGCTCGCCAGCATGCTGCGGCACCATAATTCCCGCACCACTTATGTTTGTCAGCCAGACCGGCATTTTGGAGATATCACCGGCAATCAGCGAAACACAGGAAAACACAGCAAACGAGGACAGAACAGAATCCCGCTTAACCTCAATATTTTTCTGCCAGGCACCCGTGAAGGATTCGGAGATTATTGGCCACCACCCCCGTGACCGGCTGGCGCCTGGAGCGATTTTTCTTCCCTGCTGGGTTTTCCCCTTCGGAATGGGTTCCACATTCTGCCACCTGCTCAGTTACCGGATTATCGACGACATATTCAGCGACACTGGCAAGTACCAGCACTCGCGCAAAATGCGCCTGCACAAATCGCATCTCGCCCTGAGAGGCATCATACGTCGGCTTCAGATATCGGATTTTTTTCATAAATAAAGCGGGAGTTTCCTCCCGCCCCGCAATCAGGAAGAGATTCGGATGCTGTAGTTCACCCCGGTAATGACGGCTACCGCCTGGTCACGTCGGCGTTGCCAGTTAATCCAGCGCTCCGCCCGAATGGCCACACTGTTGGTTTGCCACATCGACACAAGCTCAGCCCCTGTGCCACTGGTCGAATCACCCGCAGGTGATGCCGACATTTCCAGTGAGGCTTCGCGACTCATATCGACAACCACCTGACCATCATCTGCCAGATAAATATCGCTGGCGTTCACAAGGATGAGCTGGTTTCCGACGTATTCAGAGACAATCACAGGCAGGCCGGAGAAGGAGCCACCCAGCAGTGTCATGTCCGGGTACACTTTTTGCCCCAGCGGATTGCGCATCATGGACAGCGACAGTGCGGTAGTGCTGGACATCAGCCATACACCGCTCGCCGGCGTCAGGTTCGCCGCGATAAACTGAGAAAAAGCAGCTTCAATATCTGATTCAGGACGACCGGTGGACGGGATACCCGTAATGCCGTTGGTGATGGATGCCGGTGAAACGCCAGCCACCTTAGCCTTGTCAGGGTCAACAAAGTCAGTATCCATACGCGCGATGACCGCTGCTGCAAGTTGGTTGCGCACCAGCGTATCCGCCGCTGGCGTGGCGAGGCGCACCAGCTCCTCCGTGAGTACAGAAATTGCTGCAATTTTCGCAATTTCGAACTTCACGTTATCAAAGCCAAATGATGTCAGTGGTTTGGCCTTGCCCTCACCGACCCAGCCCGCTGAGCCGCCCGTGGTCTGCATCGGAATGGAGACTTTAAACGGCACGTTATGCAGTGCCGGAATGCCATTCTGACCAAAACGGCCAACAATGGTCTGTGGGCGCAGGAACTCAATAAAATCACCGGCAAACTGCTGGTATTCTACCAGCGAGCCCGCCCACGCAGGATCGGTTGTCGTACCGGCATTCACCGCCGCCTTCAGAACATGGTGGAGCTTAAGATCGTCCTGATACTGGTTTTTGGCAACAAGCAGCGCCTCACTCCGGATACCGTTGGCAGTGGCCAGACACTTAACGAAACGGGCAAAAGCCACGCCTTTTTCCAGATCTTTTTCGATATGAATAATGCCGGGTGCACGGGCATTGTCACGAACCGGATTATCTGTCGACTGAGGATCTGGCGCTTTGGTGGTAACCGACTTCGCTGTACCCAGATCGATTTTTTCCATCTCCTTCAGGCGAGACAGGTGGGTATCAACCGACTTGATTTCAGCCGCGTGCCCTTCATACTGTTCCTCTTCCTGAGCATCGAGGGTTCGCCCCTCAGTGGCAGCCTTCTCAAAGAGTGCCGTCATCGCCGCTGACAGAGAGGCGCGCTTGTTCTCAAATCCTTTGATTTGTTCGGAGATATTCATAGTTTTTCCTTCGAAATTTTTCTGTTTTGGTGCTGGAGCGCCAGCGGGAGTATTGAGTCTTACAACCGTTTTGCCTTTGCCGGACGCGGCGAGCTGTTCACGGTCGAGGGATTTGATGGTCTGAATGGAACAATCTCCATTCGCAGGAACGGTCACAGCACTGAGCTCGTACCACTCCCATTTGATAAAATTAATACCGCCGTTATCGAGATACGACACCTCAATGGGCCTAAATCCAATCGATAATCCCCGTACCAGGCCCGTTTTAATGGAGGCCCAAGCTTCATTGAGGCGATCAATCAAATCCTGCGGCATATCAGACGTCGGCTTCACCAGACTGGCTTTAATGTGAATACCGTCACTCTTGACCTCTGCCTCCGTCACATTGCCAACCGGTGCAAGATGACGGTGTTGCCACAAAAAAGGCATGGGAAGTTTGAATTCCACCCCCTTCATGCTCATGGTGTCGCTATAACAGTCAGGCTCAGGAGTGCTGGCGATACCGCTAATTTCACGCAGATCGTCATCGAACGATTTCACCAGCACCGTGCTGTAGGCACGATTCGTCATTTACTGATCTCCAGGTATAAAAAAACCGCCGAAGCGGTAAGGGAAGTAATTTCAGGGTCAGAAAAAGAGAACCTGATAGTTTTTCTGCGTCGGCGCAGGGTTCAGCGCCATCAGCGTGGCGGCGTTTATCAGTGCCATCAGCGGATCGATCTTCATATTGCCAGAGGCCTGTTTGGTGATCAGGATGGCGTTGCTGCGCGGTTCGACCCGTGCATTACTGACGCACCAGTTCATCAATGCCTGATCGGCATGTATGAGCGTGCCTTCTGCCAGCCGTCTTTCGATGGTTTTAATAGCCCCTGTCATTTTCCAGCCCTGGTGGATACCTACAATCTGTTCCGGCTCGACACCAATTTCTTCCAGCACATCAATGATAGAGCCCAAACCGGAGTTATCGACGCCAATTTTATCGAGCAACTCAGCTTCCATGATCCGCTTAACGTAGTCGGCCAGTTCAAGCAGATCATCGCCTGGCAATGCGCACACGGTCAGCTCGCCGTCGCGCTCAAAATCACGGATTTTTGACGCTTCGCTTTTGCGGCGCTCGAGCGCAATTTCATGCGCCCACGCATAGCTCCAGCTCAGCCATTCTTTCGTGATTTTGTCCCGTCCAATGACGGAAAAGCCCAGCAAATCATCAAGGCCACCGCCATCGATTCCGACGTCAATCACTTCGCTACGGGCAAGAATGTCCTCAAAACTCACTTTTCTGGCCGCCGGTAACCAGAAATCGGCACCCACCCAGCGATCAGCACGCAAAGCAAGCCCGATTTCAACATTTCCGTGCTTGGCCATAAAGCCACGAAAAGCCTCTTCGCCAGCTTCTTTGGCCTTTTTGAACTCGCGGTTAAGAAAAGTCTCATCCACCGAAAAACCCAGATTCGGGTTCACCATGGCAAGATTTTCCAGCAGCAGGTGCTCTTTGCGCCTCACCATCTCTGGTGGGTGCTCAAAAATCACCGGCAGAAAACTCGGATCTACCACTTTTCCGTCGCGAACATCGCGCGCATACGCCAGTTTCTGCTTAAACACGCCTGCCGGCGGTTCATTTGACTGTGTGGTGGCGTATATCACAAACCCTTCCGGGCGTGAGGCCAGGCCGCCGGTTGCTTCACGCAACATATCGTCGGCTTTGACCTGCTTACCGAAAAGCCAGAGTTCATCAATCAGCGTTCCCACCGATTTAATGCCGGAAACGGTATCAGCGGCAGCAGCGACGACTTTTAGCGTGCTGTCGCTCGGGCGGTGGGTGATTGTTCTGATGTGAGTCTGTACCTGACACAGGTCGTCCAACTCATCATCGCGTTTCACCATGTCACGGGCCGGGTTGAAGGCGTTTGTCGCCACTTCAACGGTCGGAGCAATGATGGTAAAGCTGGCAGCTTGGCGCCAGTTCATCAGCAGTGCCGTCATCATGATCCCGGCAGCCAGCGTCGATTTGCTGTTTTTTTTCGGGATAAGGATGAAAACTTCGGTGATATAGCGCCGCCCGGTTTCAGTGTTATAGGAGCCAAACAGCGCGGAAACCAGATCAAAGACCCACTGAGCGCAGGACTCACCGAACGTCGGGGAACCTGGTGCATCAACAATCTTAAGTTCTTTAAATATCCCCAGCGCAATAGCAGCCTGCTCAGAAAAAATAGGGGGTGGAATAATGGACCGGCCCAGGGTAAGTCTCTCGGCCCAGTCTGGACAGGCAGTTGACCACTCGGGCATTATTTCACTCCATTATTTACAACAAGTTTTGGCGGCGGCTGAGGTGAAAACTTACTGGCCACTTTGTTCGCAGCCTCTTTTTTCGCGTCTTTCTTGCCCATTTCGCCTTTTTTGGCATGCATATAAGGAAGCATCGCCTTTGCCGCATCCCTCCGTCCCATGTCGTCCTCTTCGACTCCGTTCATCACGGCTTTCAGGTAATCCATGGGATCGTCATACGACGACGGGGGTGATACGGGTAGCGATTGTGCAATGGAAGCGTCCGGAGGAATAGGCGCCGGTGGCAGTTTGAGCTTTTTCCCTCGAGTTGGAACCTCATCAACCTCGATCTTTTCCTTCTTTTTACGCTCAATAAACGCAATGATGCCCGAATCTTTGGCGAGCTGTGATCCCTTGTTCCGGGCTGACTTCTCCGAATACCCCGCCCTCTTAGCCGCATCCACTTTCGTCGCGCCGGACATCAGCGCAAGAGCAAATTTTCGCTTCTGCGCTGTCAGCATGCTTACCTCTTTGCAATATCAGGATATGTACATTTCAATCATGAGGTATGTACATAAAATAACTAAAAAACCATTTAAATTCATTGAATTATGATTGGTCATTATTGCTGCCCTATGTACATGTACATAGGCCCGAAACGGGAATTTTTTCTGTGCGTGGGGGAGTGCGCCGTGTAGCGCGCCGCGGCCTCTGAGTAGCGCCTCCCCCCCCTGCGCATCGTCATTTAGACGTCTAAACGCCCATAATAAATTATATTTAGCCATCCAGACGGCTATAATGAGTGTTTGGAGTGTCTATATATCTACATGACAACCACATCAGGAAGGTCACCCGCATCACGGGTGGCTGCCTCTCTCGCCGTCTTATCAGCATGGCATGGAATACACAATGTCCAGAGATTGGCATCGCTGTTATCACCACCGAACTGCAGGGCTACTCGATGGTCGAGTTCACTCTCACTCAGATCAACGACACAGTGGCACAGGCAGCAGCGACCACCATCGCGTGCGTAGACGCGCCTCTTAGCTGACACGCGAGTTGCACCTGAGATACGGGTGTTCTCGCTATTGACAGGTTTAACCCGTCGCGTATCCAGTTGAGCGACACGGGGCTTCAGCATTGCCAACTTAGCCATGGCGCACCCGCTCAAAAGCATAAGAGCCTATACCTTCACGCCCTAAGTCGCTCTCAATAGTATTGTGCTCTGCCAACTTGAACCCTTGCTCAGTGAACCAATTGATTAAACCGTCGTGCGTCCAATACCAAATATGCTCCGTCTTGCGGTAATGCTTAGACCGAAGCACATGATCGGCATTGCTAAATATGGGGACTGAAACAAATACCCATTGAGTTGCTTTCGCAACTGCGATATCTGGCCTGTCGATATGCTCAAGTGAATCCCAGAACGTCAGCGCTGGGTATCTGTCAGCATACAAATCAGCCCATACGCCACGCTGTTGTAACCAATCGATACCTACCGGGTTAACGTCATAACCCAGTGTCTGCGGGCGAGACTCAACAAACTGACCTGCACCAATACCGATATCAAGCAGTTGACCATGGTAATGCCGGCCAACTAGATGAATACGCGCAGTCGTCAGTTGATGGCCCAATGGCGTGTCAGCCAGCGCTTGATAATTCGCAAAATAGTCGCAGTTATACGGTCGCTGCTTTGGTACGGGATAGCGACCCATACCCAACTCAGGTAACCAAACCAAGCTATGCCGTAACTCATTTGAGAACGATTTCATTCAACCACCAGTTAAATTTCTCTTCGAAGTCGCTTATCGTTTTGTTGCAGCCGTGGTCGGCTTGTGTACAACGACAATAATTATCTGGAATTGCCCAGCGTGTTTTCGTGAGGTTCATTTCTGGAGCAGTGACCACTTCAGGTGCATTGTGTCCACCACGTCCACCCGCTACAACAAGTAGTGGTGTGTTGTAGGCGATAGCCATCGGAACTGAAAAACCGACCGGTGACACCACGCAGTCGGCGCGTTCGTACAGCGTGCAGAGTTGCGTCAGGGTCAGTTCTCCGGCGTGCAAGCGTAAATCAGCAGGTGGTGTATCACCCACAATCCACTCTTTGTCTGGCTCCAGATCTGCCACGCTCACAACAAAAAAACCATGCTTTCGCAACCAGTCGGCAGCTGCGTACAAATATCCCGGATCAGGGTTGCGACTGGCACTGGCCCACTCAGTTCGCACCGTGGCAGGGCGAATGACCGCAACACGATCTGGCGGTATTAACGGATGAGGGTCGTTAAAACTAGGTAGATCAAACGTAAGCGCTGCATTTACACCAAACTGGCGCCGCATCGTTTCGATTACTCCGCCCTGCTTGAGGTCGTGTGCCCCATACGCAATCCGACGGCGCATCACGCCGCCTTTAAGATGGTGGTATTGGTCAAAAGATGACAACTCGTGTTTTTGCTGAGTTCTCAGCTCGGTGCACGACCTGACACAACGCACGTTTAGTCCCTGATAAAGCTCAGGCCATGGCGTTCTGATGTAATTTCCGGGATAAAAGCGCATAAATGCACGCTGATAGATATTGTCACCGAGTCCATGCATTCCATCGAATAAATACGTCACAAAACCTCCTCGAGCCGCTGGCGTGGAAACACCTGCAGCGAAGACTGACGCGAGCAATTGATCACGTTCAGATTGGGAAACAGTAGCCGTAGCCGGGCATATTCTTCATGCCAACGTGAAACACTTGTCGCATCAGGATTGCGCAGAGTGACATGGTTTCCATGCCAGTGAGTACCGCTAGCCAACGAACAATCATAACCAAGCAGGAGCACCCGATAAGCACCGAGCAAATGCGCCAGCTCGATAGCCAGTTGTCCAGAGTTATACGACTGAGTGAGCAGGTGGCTTTTAAACAGCCTTAGATGGTGGCGCGGTGCTGCCAGTGGGCAAGTTGTCCATCGCTCAGCCGTAGTAGGTACAGTGGTTACGTATTCATTCCACCAGCTTAGATCCGATGCAAAAACCACATCACATGATGGTAGAAGCTGCCAGCTGTTGTTGACTGCGATGATGGGTAAACCAGAACAGGCCACCAGCTCACAGTCGCTTTGCGTTAATGATGGGCCGCTGGCGATACAAACTGCTGTCGAGTAGTCCATATTTCACCACTAAGCTAATTTAGTGATGTTCTAAATAACCACTATATAGGCTGCTCATTGAATGGGTCTGATCGTGCTAATAAAAAACCACACGATGTGATTTTTTAACAAAAAAAACCACTATCCGGTGCCATTATTGCACAGGATAGTGGAAAGCAGGGAATCCTCGTACTCGAACTTTTTTGTTATAGTTCAATATATTATCCATAACATTTTTATTCAAGTTACAATCGGTAATTAATAGCCAGTTAATATTTCAATGACTTTATTATTTCGTAGGCTGTACTGGTATAGTAGGAACCTTATACTGTTGCTCAGGGCCTTTATTCGCATCAACAGTAAATGCTCCGGTACCGTCAGATGTAACAGTGGTCCCCTTACCTACGTGAGCATGAGTTACCGTGGTTCCGTCCTTGTCCTTCACTTGCGTATAGCCAGTGTTAGAACAGCCGGCTAAAAATGCACACGACAATACCGCGCCAATTAAGACGATTGTTTTCTTCATTTTGATTACCTATTTAGAGTTTTATGCTACGTAGTAAAATATACCACTGGGTATTTTTGAGACACCATCACACGCAAACAGCGCGATTATGCTGTTTTGTGGCATGGACACGAGATTGTTTTAGAATTTTGTAAAATAGACTGATGCTATTTCTTATGACCCACAATACCGTGGAGAACGCGGCGCTCTATCGCTGCAATAAACTGTGAGCCAGACCATCCGGCTATACCGCAAATGATCCCCGTAGTCTCACCAGTCCATCCAAGCCGAGAAGAAAGCAACACGGCCAATAGACCCGCGAAGGAGGCAACCACCAGTTGCAACACCACTCCGGCGATTGTCACGTCTTCGCCAAGCAGCATCCGAAGGCATGTATGTGCCACAGAGCCTAGCCAGATACATCCAGCCCAAAAGTATGCGACCCAAGGCCAGCCCATATCCGGTAGTTTCATTGAAATATTCCATAAAAAAACCCCGCACAGTGGCGAGGTTGTGAATTTTTTTAAACCAGCTAAAACCTTGGATCGTTAGTCGTTAAAATTGGTTACTCAATAATACATGCCATAAAAAAGAATCTGTTAACCTTTAAGTTCACTTAATCAACAGAGCCGTCTTTTATTATGAATCAAGAACTCCTCAGTACCTGCCCAGCATGCAAGAAAAAGCTTGAAGTTAACAATATAACATCAGGTGATTGGACAAACTATAAATGCCCAGAGCATGGTGAATTTAATCTATCTAGCACTCTTTTAATAATGGTGAGCCGTAACCCGCATGGGTTGAGAAACATTGCTGAATATCTAGTGAATGCTGAGGAGAGGAGAGAGGTTATTTGTACCTATGATGTTGGCCTAGCTTAATTTTACATGCCCGAAAGGGCATATCTAAACATACAACGAAAATATAATTTTAAATGCTGAACTACTCGACTAGAAACTTCGTAAATCCTCCCTAGTTGGGTTGATTTAGCATTGCTTGGTACATTAAACACTTTCTTCTCTGTTTCTGTTATATCTTGCCATCTTAACATAGTTTATTACCGCTTCGTTTCCGAAAACATAGAGATGGCGCTAGTTGGGCTAGGCTAGATATAAGAAAACCCCACCAGACTATTGATGGGGCTTTGACATAAACAAGCGGGTGTGGTGAGTATTGCTGCCAGTCCGTAAGGACATAAAAAGGATAGAACAGATTCTCAGCTTGTCAAATACACAATCAGCTGAACCATCAGTGATAGCTAAAAGACGCGCACCTATATCCGGTGCTACATGGAGATGGGTCATGCAGTTGTGCTGCACACCAAACGCTCCGGTTTACCCTTCTTCGCTGAGTGATATGCTAAATATGGTCCGCCACCGAGGCCTCGAACCTCGCTCCTATAACTTAATATGGTTATCGGCTCTTCCTGCTGAGCTAGTGGCGGTTGGAGCGGGCAGCGGGAATCGAACCCGCATCATCAGCTTGGAAGGCTGAGGTAATAGCCATTATACGATGACCGCTTTGGTGGCCCTTGCTGGACTTGAACCTGCGACAAATCGATTATGAGTCGACTGATCTAACCAACTGAGCTAAGGGGCCAGTGCTGTAGCAAGCTGAAACTGGCTTTCACCAATGATAACGACGCACATCCCTATACTAGCTCGCTACAGCAACGTCAGAATATACAGTTCTTATAGTTGATAACGGTAACTATAAATTATGTCGTTTTTTTTCACCCGTTACGTATTAAAATACTTTACAAGCTGACATCAGTCGAGCACTGCCCCTACCATTCAAATATAGTTGTACTTCAAACTACATAACTCACGGTTATTTAATGAAAATTTATTACACCCTTTGATACATCAAATAACTATTTATGGTTATCCAACAACACGAATCAATGGCATCGTTATGTTGTTGATAAAAATGATGAAATCAACAAATAGATTATTTCAATCTCATAATGGATATGAATATGAAAAACCATCAAAAAATCATGGAAATGAACAGACAACTCCCAAGAGTTGTCGCTGCAGTTAGTGGAACGATGGTTTTAGTGTTAGGTCTATACTTGGCGCTTCTTTAATTACAATGGCTCGGATGCTTCGAGCCTTTTTTCATCGGAGGCATAGTGTTGGAAATACTATCCATGTTTCTAGTCGGCTCAGCTATAATCATTTTGATAATGTGCGTCTGCCTCGTAATAACCTACTGTTATATATGACAAATTACTCACATTGGTCGTTTTCAAACCTTTCACCTAGCCCCTGCAGGTCAGGCAACAGTGCCCATGCAACGTAAAAATCATGGGGCGTCATTTCATGCATCGAAAATGTATAGATACCGACATCATAAACTTCGTCATTCTCTTTCAGAGCACGAATGACCCCCGTATGCCAACCATCACAGGGATTAAGCACAAGTACATGACGGCCATCCAAATCTGCAGTTGGTGTTTCGCTAGCAGGTCGAAACGTAAGGTATTCCATAACTCGTCGAGACATATGGTCCCTCCTAAAAAACTAAAACCCCGCCTGAGCGAGGTTTTATTGTGTAAGCTGTGTGACGAACTAACCACTCTTATCAGAATATCAGCGTTTTTACGTACGTAAAGTTTTTAAGCAACTTTTCTAGACTCTCCATCTTTTCGCACTAAACGATCCATTTCTAAGCGAGCATCTAACGCCATCAGCAAACCTTCGATGATGCCCTCTGCTTTTTGCAACAGCTTCCCAATATGTCCATCTGAACAACTATGCTGTTTGGCTAGCGCCATGAACGTTTTGCCAAATAAGTAATAGTCCACCAGCAAGTCATGAGCATCTGGGTTCTTTTTATTCAACGTTGCCATACACCCCACAATCACCATTGCATCATCATCGCAGCACTGAGGGCGTGATTTTACTTTTGAGGGAATTAAACCAGAGAATCCAGCAGCAATCGAGTTCCAGCAAACGTCTTCTTTGTTATTGGCTGCCCATGCGCCCCACAAAGATAAAACCTGTTGAATATCTCTCATTATTCTACCTCCAGCATTGACTGAACCTTTGCGACTATGCCTGAGTACAACTGTGGGTGAATATTGTCGCATATAGACTTCCAGTGAGTAATAAGATCAAGCTTAGCTGCATGCCATGCAAGATGCGCTCTCTGTGGCGTATCAAAGCACCCTAGAGACTTTCTCTTCCCGTCTAAGCAAATTCTGGCCTCGAATTTTGTAGCATAAGCAGAAAGTCTTACACCTTTCGGATACTGAGCTTTCGCATGTTCTTTATCGGTCACGAACGAGTTAAGTACTGGTGGAACGAAGACGCAACGATCCGCAGAATAGATTTTATTGCCAGGAAATAAAAGATCCTTGTCAAGTTGCCATCCTTCACGGTAATTCGCCTTCCAGAACGCAAGGAAGCCGCTGAAACGCAACCACGCATCCGATACCATGCAACCAGCGTAAGTTTTGCGGTCTTGCTCTTTATGTGGGCAGTAACAGCGGCGAAGCATGCCTCTCCATACCTCGAATGCACGATGCCGATATCGTTTGCCGTCGATTGATATTTTACTCGGGAAGGTTACGTCATAAGAGCCAACACCACAGACAAGGTTTTTATGCTTTGTGCGCGAAACCTTTGACTCCAGCAGTTCGTCAATCCTAGATTTTTCCATAACCATCTGAATATCACGCATCAGCACATCCCCCATTAAGCTTATAACAGCAATATCAGACTCTGGAATTGTAAATAGGTCTTGATGTACTGGATTACCTTTATTAGACATTACGCGGCCCTCCCCAGCGGCCATTCGAAAACTTGTGCACCATTGATGAGCATATCGTTGAAATCACCTGATTCCGGCCAGCGGATACTGACCTTCTCAACATCGTTGTTGGATAAAATATTGCGATGCCCACACTCAAAAGCGGCGGCATGACCTGCCCCGTTTAAATCTGTGTCAGCAAAAATAATGAGATGTTTAACACCCATAGGTGCTCTGAATCGCTTCATGAGTGACGTGTTCAGTACTGCCCATACATTGCAGCCGTAGATTTGTCGGCACGACAGCGCGGTCTCTATCCCCTCAGCGATACCCAGCGTGGATGCAGGAGGAAACATGCGGATCGCCACTGAACTGGCGTGCTCCAAATAGCTATCCTCTTGTAGCGATAACATGCGTTTGGCGCTCTCACCCAAATTTGCCTTTTTATCGCCATCCAACAAGGTTCGATGCAAATAACAGAGCGCCCCTTTGTCATCCGTTGCCAGCGAAAATAAGCTTTGGTAGTGCCGCCCGTTAAATGGTTGCTCGAGGCAAAAACGGATAGCATCTGAAGGAAGGGTATTGATCCCACGATTACGCAGATACATTTCGCCGGTCGTTCCCCTAAGCTCCGCTAGCCCTGAATATTTTCTTGAAACCGCTTCACGCTGTTTCTTCTTGCTACTTTCTATAGGCTGGGATTCGGAATTGGGCTGATACTCCCGCCCAATAATCGTATCGACCTCAGCCGCAAGTGTTTTGAAATCCTTACCCTGAGTGATGGCAAGCAGTTTCCATCCATCACCCGCGCCGCATTTACACACCCACGTACCGCGCCCATCTTTATCGTCACAACGGAAACTGCCTTTCGACTGACAAGCGGGGCATTTCCCTTTGAAGTGACGTTTACCCGTTACAGGAGGTAAACCATAGAACTCGAACACTTCTGGCCAGCGTCCGATCACAGCATCAGTAGTTTTCATTGCGCTAATGCCTTACGTGCTGCCAAAGACGCCCGAACGTTGCTGAGATGATTTGCCGCTTGCTCAATCCCGCTTAACGCTGGCTGGCGTGGCTCTGTACTTTTGGATTTTTCGCGGCCTTTAGCGAAGGCGATTTGCTTCCACTTAATGTAATTGTTGACCTCTGGGGTAATTTCCATTGGGTAATCTTGTAGGCCGTTGGGCCATGTTCCGAACTTGTCCTTGAAGGTATGAGCACACCAGCCATCAGATACTGGCTTGCCTTGTGCAGCTCGTTGACGCTGATAAAACTTGATTTGCGACCACCAGCTTTGCTTCTGCTGCTTAGTAACCACCTTCTTTTTCCCGCTGATTTGCTTGAGTCCACGGCTCGCATCCGTATCAACATCCTCACCTGCAAGCGGCTTATGTCCGCATTTAGGACACTGGTAAACACCGGCAGGCTTCATGTAATGGCACTGAGAACACTCTTTGGGTAATTTCTCGCGCTTCTCGTTTTCTCGTTCCGATACGACCGTTTTCATCCCATCACTTTTAGAGGGGAGCGTGTCGTACTCAATACTGTCGGGATAACCCAGCCGATGGACAGAACCCGAGTGGTCGAACACCAGGCACTTATCTTTACCCTTGGCAGTACGTAGCCCACGGCCAATAATTTGTAACCAGCGGATCTCGGATTTCGTCGGGCGGGCGTAAATGATGCAACGAACATCACTATCAAATCCCGCAATCAAGGTGCCAACGCTAACAATGATTTTTGTCGCACCCTGCTCGAATCGGTGGATCATCATCTGGCGTTCGTCATGCGGGGTTTGTGCGGTCATAACCTCAGCATTTACCCCCGCCTTGTTAAACTGGAGGGTGACATAGTTGGCATGGTTAACATTGACGCAAAACGCAACTGTCGGGCGATCTTCGCCATGCGAAAGCCAATTGCTGACAATATCGCCCACCAGATCTGCGCCACACATAATCTCTGCAACCTCATCCTCTTTGTAGTCGCTGCCGAACTCATCTGAGCGCGTTACCTTTACACCTGATAAATCAGGCTTTGTTGGCGCAAAAAACTCGTAGCCACACAACACGCCCGTATCCATCAGCTCTTTAATCGTGGTTGGCTTGATGAGTCGCTGGTAATACTTGCCAAGGAACGGCGCAAAGGGGGTGCCAGACAAGCCGATAACTTTGACATGGGTTTCAGCCGTCAAATACTTGATAACCTCAAGCATTTTTTTACGGCGAAGATGGGCCTCATCAACAATGAGCAGATCAATATTTTCGGGAAAGTCACGACGGATTAGCGTGTCAGCTGAAGCAATCTGGATCTTGCGCTCAGGGTCATAATTTGGGTGATCGCGCCATACATAGCTGATCTCATCCTCTGGCAGGCCATATTGAATAAAACGCTTTGCCGTCTGGGTAACCAGTACGGTGTAGGGACAGGTCATCAGAACGCGCATACCGCGTGACACGAACCCGTCAGTGATAAACGCACTCAAGCCAGTTTTACCGCTCCCTGTAGGGCTGTAAACCATGAACGAGTTGTACTGCTTCCAGTCACGTCGTAACATGTCCAGCGCACGCTGCTGCGCTAAGTTAGCAGTGATGTTAAGCATGTTTTACCTCCGCAAGAGCTGGAGCGCGAACACTCGCCAAAGTAACCCGCTCCAGTTTCTTGCACTCTTCCGAGGCTTTCTCAATCTCACCAATAATCATTGGGTACTTACCTCTTCTGTTGAAAATGGCTATGCCAGAGACCAAGCCTTGAATTGTTTTACACATCTGGTATGACCTCTGATTTGCCGGATTTTTAAGGGATAACCCCTTCAGTGATCTTATGTTAGTAAGGAGATCTCCCTCTCTGGCTAAGCCTTCCCTAACACCCCTTTCAAAGATCACCCCCCTTACCCCCTAGAAAGTTTTCCCCTCTTCCCCAAAACATCTAGACGGCTAAATGTCTGGATGGTCAATTTCTCTAAGTGGGCCTACTGCTTAGCCGCTTGCGGTGGACGTGATGTGATCCCCTCGCTTGCTGCTGCATACCGGTTTACAAACAATCTGAGTCGGGTATTAGCTTCTCGCCTCGCCTTGTTCTCTTGCCGGTATGTCACTTCCTCGCTTTCGAATGCCTCCTCATAAACTTCTGCGTACTTCAGTGCTATTTTGGGTCTGACTGACGGCGTTAGCCGCTGTAGTTGTTCCTGTATCCAGTCTCTGTCTGCTTCGCTGAATAGTTCAGGCATCAACGAATTGTTACGGCTAAGCTGCATTACTATCGCTGTCTGGAGCGGGGAAAACTGTCGGAAGATCTGGGCGAAGTTCATGTGGTTTGACAAGGCCATCGGTGAGACTTGCCATAATGAGAACAGAATCCACACTCACTCTCCTTCTCCCCAAAAGCCATGCACTTACAAGTGACTGCGGGTGACCAACAAGCTTTGCTAACGCAGCTTGTGAACCTGCAGCCTTTATCACTTTTTCAACGTATATATTTTGTCCTGCTTTCATTCCCTCTCCCGACAATAATCACTTTAGATGTAAATCTACACCAATAGTGATTTAAATTGCAAGAAGAGGTGTTATTTACACACTATCACTATAGTGATACATTGCATTGAAATTGTAGGGAGGTTCGTAATGACGTTTAGAAGTAGATTGCAACAGGCGATGGAAGAAGGTGGCTTTACTCAAGCGGCCCTTGCAAAAAAGACTGGAATGGCTCAATCCATGATATGGAAACTTGTTTCAGGTAAGGCTAGCGGCACATCTAAATTAGTCACTCTTTCAAAGGCTCTAGGTGTAAGACCTGAGTGGCTTGGTGAGGGTAGTGGCCCTATGAGGGAAGGAGGAGAAAGCGAAGATCAGCGCATTGGAGAAGGACCATTTTTTGGTGTCGAAATTTATGACGGCGATACTCGCACTAACACATGGATTATGGCCCCAGATCTAGTTCAAAGTGATAGCTGTAAGGCATACCAGATAACCGAAGATACCGGCTGTTCTGACGTCCCTGCCGGGACATACATTGTCGTAGACAGCTCGGAAGAAGCTGGAAATAACGACTTAGTATATGCAAGCACGGGAAATAAAAGCTCCGTCTATCGCTTTGTTCGCGGAGGAACAGAGGATTTTCTTTCTGTTGATGACAAGCGAGTCCCCTTGATACCAATAAATTCCGTTGAGATAAAGGGGGTTGTAGTATTCCTGCTTAGAGGATTGAAAAAGCAGACATCTACAGACAAGCGCAGATAATTTCCGCTGGAAACCCTCAACATACAATCCATACACCCCCTCCCCCATTGTAAGCACTGTTTATTTATACAGTGCATTTTTTTATTTTTCCTCATAACACCAAATTATTCAAGCTACAAAATCATATTTTTAGTGATTAAAATAAATTCTATTATTAATCAAGGTGATAATTACTACACAGGAAAAATAATCACAATAGTTGTTGCCATAAAAATCACTATAGTGTTTGATATATCTCATCGGCATAACAACGGAGCCCATGAGAATGAACATGTCACATTCACACTTCATACCCAGCAGTGGAAAACAAGTAGCAGTCCGTAATAAACGTACTGGTTCGTCATGGTTGGTCAGTTTTAATTCTATTACTGGGCGTTACCATTTCCAGCCTGTGGGAAATGTAAAGGCAATCAAGCGTGAGTTTGAAAGCACTCGCGTACCATGTGAATTTGAACCAGCAGGAACAAGATAAATGAGAAATTATTCATCCAAAGATATTGGGGCAATCACTAGACTGAAGTCATATGACCGTATGGTTATTAGAACTAAGCCCGGTGTATATGCAGAATTCCCTATCGTTGGTAATAAAAACGGCCTCTTTCGTGCATGGTTTCGTTGCAATGAAGATACTACTGCCTATGAATTACAAACGGCTGATGATGGTGAAATTACATGTTACGGGATCTACAAACATGAAGATGGCATCGCTTATCTGATTAATTCATTCTCAAATATAGATGAAGTTAATGCAGATGGTTTAAGTGTCATTATGGCGCACTTCCCTTACTTGCCGGATAAGTTAGGTGTAAGCGTTAAATACACACTAATGATGAATACAGAGCCGCCATATAATTTCGAATTTTATGCAAGAGTGAAAAAAGGCTTTTATTTAGTTTCAAAAATATCTGACATAAACAACATATCAAAAGTAGAAAAAGTAAATATCAATAAATTTCCTAATGCAATGATTAGCCTGAACACTCTATTAAGCAAGAACTACGCACATACAGTATGGCAAAGAGGTAATTATGAAAATCAATCTTGCAGCAATAGCAAAGCTTCGTAGCCTCTCAGAGGATGTATCTAATTTATTTGGACTAGCTGCTACTCTGCATGATGTGGCTGATGAAAAGCTAGATGTGGATTACCAAAACTTGGTTGGTTCTATTGGCGTTCTACGGAAAGGAATATTAAAACTTTCCAATGAAATATATGAATTAAATGAAGAGGTGTCCAAGCATGAGTGACTTACGAGACCTATCAACAAAATCGGTTAATTTAGCGGTTCGTACAATATCTTGCATAAAAGGAATTACAAATGCAGATGGTGATAACGACGCGCTTACACAGCAATCAATGGCACTGTCATTTGCTACAGATTTAGGAAAGGTAGTACAGGAACTTGATAAACACCTAATTAAGATTGGTGCCTGTAAAGTAAGTGACGGTGGCAATGAAAGCAAAATGCTTGAAGTTGACTGCATGCTGGGACAAATAAGATCAGTTTTATCCTGTGTTCTTGAGGATATTACTGACTCTAATATGGCAGGGCTAATCGGCGGTGCAATAACCATAACTAATACTGCACAAGAAACACTTAAAAGTTAATTTATTAATGTAGCAAAAAAATAATTACAGCCTAATGGCTGGGGCTAGTTGTACCTAAATTTCATAATGAGACATATATGAACTTTCAACAAAAGATTGCTCAATATAGAAAATACCTCATTGATGCCAAGCTTAATACGATGCTGCGAAAAACAAATAGCCATTGCACTATTGTTACTCTAGAGGATGGCGCGATGCGTACAGTTGAGTTATCAGAGTCGACATTAAGCAGAGGGCTAGAAATCTTCTTTGAATTTCCCGCGTTAGATGTCAATAAACGTTCCGTAGCTGAACCAATGATTTTAGAAACCTATAAGTCACTTTTGAAAAAAGGTAATGACAAACTGAATGATGAAGGTCATGAGTTCATGAATAACCTCGTCAAGAATATTGCTGAATTAGCCAACGAACGTGGCTTATTTAATAAGGAATAGCCTTGTGAATACCAAAATGTCACTAGAGCAAATGGTCGAATATATGAAGAACGATAACTCTAATGTCCCTGATTGGCTTCTTGATATTGACCGTTTGAAATCAGGCGCTGAGTTATCACGCGATGAAATGCTCGAATATGCGGAGTGCTTCTGCTCACAGGCTCGTTCCGTTGAGGCGCTCACCTATTTAATCGAGTGCGAGAAGCGTTTCGGCCTGGCAACTAATGGCGGGCACATCTTTGTTCACGGCAACGTCATTATGCAAATAGACAAGCATGTAATTGAGGTACTCCTGCAGTGCCAGATTGACGCCGTGATTTTAGAAAGGCGTCCAGCCGATCGCTACATATCAGTCATGCGGTTTTATTTAGGCAATAGACAGCAGCGTGAACAGGAAGGATCTACATGGATGACCGATTTCATCGATGAAGTTCTTATTTCCGGTTCCCAATTTTTAATCAGCGGTGAAATGCCACCAGCAAAACAATCCCATTGAGGCGAACAATGATGGATATATCAACAGTAAAAAAACATACGTCGCCTATGCCGGGCTACGCACACATTTCAGAGCAGCGAGCGGATGAGTTATCTGTAATTTGCCACCTGATGGAATGTGACAACCTATCTGAAAGTGTGCGGTGTTGGATAACAAATATTGCAGTCGTCATTCGACAGGAATACGGGCATGTCGATGAAGCCAACACTCTGGAGGGTTCAGGCAATGAATCGCACAACAGAAATAGCTAGCAACTATAAAGCACAGATTCTCCTCACGTTGGAGAACGGAAAAATCATCAGTGAACGATTGTTGCGCGATGGAGAGATGGTACTCACGTTACCAGATTTTATAGAACTGGCAGAGATGGCTGGTTATCAAATTACCTGCGGCACAAGTGAGGCGAACAATGAATTATAAAAATGAACTTATTGCGGTCTGGTACCACGCTATTTATATGGTTACAGAAAATGGCGCACGTCGCGAATACCCCATTTATACGCAGGGTAACAGTGAGATTGGTGCTGCCGTTCGTGCAGCTGTATGCATCACTGAAAGTAATTCTTCTGTGTCGAATGTCACTTTCAAGTCAATCCGAGTGGCAACCTACGAAGAACAAGAAATTTTTGAGCATGAACTAAATGCTATCGCTGAAGAGGAAAACAAAGATGAATAACCAACTGATGACCTTTAGTTCTCAAGAACTCAATTTTTCAATGCACGGAATTCTTTACGAGGGCAAACCCGTATTCGATGCGGTAGAACTAGCAAAATCTCTCGGATATGCCGATCCGCATCAAGCCCTTAAAAAACACTGCAAGTCATTGATTCGAATTGATTCCGTTGAATCGACGGAATTGGGTTTTGGCTTACGTCCTAAGGGAATAGCCCTTGCCGGACAAGCTGACCTGTTCCGATTAATTCTACGTAGCCAACTCCCATCGGCCGAGCGCGTACAAGACTGGGTATGTGAGGAGGTGTTGCCGTCCATCATGAATACCGGCACATACAGCAAGCAACAGGCAGTGGTTGAGTCACACCAACGGGGATCCAGCATGAACAATGACATTATTTCACTGGCCCGAGTGGTGGCCGAAGCAACCGCGTCTGCAACCATGAAAGCAGTGATCGACATAGTAGGCATTCAGAAGCCTCAAACTCTGACGAACGATCAACTTGCGCCTGTTACTACTGAGCCGTTGCAAGACTCTTTCGATTTACAGGGAACTCATCACACTCAATCCGAGTATGTTCCAGTTGCTGAGCTGGTATGGTCTTGCGGTTTGTCGGATGCAGCATGCCGCCGATTAACAACATACGCCGGTTTGCCTACTACCCTCACAAACGGTGATCGTGGTCATTTACTGATCCACCGTGAATCGTTCATGGCAGCCGCTCAAACGCTGCTTGACGAATCCACTGCACCATCCGGAAAACTGAAACGTTGGCAGCACCCAGAATTCGGTGGGTTTACCTTGCGTCTGAAATCATCAGAATCAGATACGGAGGCCAAATAATGCTTATCCCAACTGATATTCTTCGTGCCGCTCTGTGCTGCGTGGCTGCCGAGAACGAACAACGCACTTACCTGCAAGGGGTGTACATCACCCCAACCCATATTAAAGCGACTAATGGACGTGCTGCCGTAATGATGGAGCATGGCGCTGATACTGAAATTGACGCTGTCTTTTTGGTCAGCGGTGTTATTCCGGATGATGCCGAGGGAACACTAATCACACAGAAGAATGGCGAATGGTACGCCGCGCACATGAACGATGATGAAACAATAATCGGTTATAGCGAGCTCAAACTCGTTGCCGGTTGCTACCCTGACTTTGCCAAGTTGCTACCTGAGAAGCCAGAACCTTGCACCGAGTTACCAATGTTTGCAGCCCAGCTGCTGGCGTTGCCTTATTTAATGTTTCGTAGCGGATTTGGCCCCGTCAAATTCAAACCTTATGGCAAGACGGCACCATGCCAACTGATTTTAGATCCGGTGACCAATCACCTATATGGCAACCCGTTTCTCGTAATCATGCCGTTGCACGATAATGCCTTCGAACTGTGTGCCGAGGTGCTAAATGAAGCTTGATTATCAAGACCACGGCGTCATTGCAACGATAACCGTAACCAGCACTGTCTTTGAATTCCGCCGTCATAACCGTGTAGTCGATGCCGCATTATTTGCGGCTAATGTTAAAACTTATCGCTCGGGTCTCTTCTTTATGAAGTCGGTCATATCAGGCAAAACCGCCGCTGTGATGCGTGCCTATAAAGCAGTTATGCGGGAGGTCTAGTGATGAATAGCGATATGTTTGAACTCACGAAGACAATCAAGGTAGCTGCCTCCGGTGGGCCATCGGACATCACAGATGCTATTTATGCTGCTGGATACCGAAAGCCTGATCGGAGTGTTGAAGATGCCGTAATGCTCACCATTGAAACGCTAGCGGGATTTGAAGATGCAGACATCCCTTGGGAACAATGGCCAAAGAACCTTGATGGAATTTTAGTTAACGAACTGAACGAGCTGATTGAGGTGGAATGTCACAACGCAGATGGATCAGCAGCCCATATAGCAAAAGCAGTTTTGAGTGCTGGTTATTGTAAGGTAGGTGAATAATGGCTAATACTGAAATGATTAAAGAGTCTGATGTGATGCTAAAACTAGAAATATCATCACGCCAGACCCTGTGGAACTATGTGAAAAAATATAACTTTCCAAAGCCAGTCAGGACACATCCAAAACAATACCTGCGCTCGGACGTGGATCATTGGATCATTAATGGCGGCGTTAACCAGAAATCTTCTTAACGTGCCAGAATATTTTATCGGCGTATAACTCATACGCCGCTTTCTGCTCAGAAAGCCAATCATGTTTGTTATAAACAGACATGACCCCACCTAGTTCGTGGCCTAGCATCTTCTCAGTAACATGTGGTGGCACACCCTCTTCCGATAATCGTGTAACAAGCGTTCGACGAAAATCATGAGTTCTCCACTCGCCTATACCTAAAGTAGCCTTTATTCTTGCCATGTAGCGGTTTGCTGCAGCTATTGTAATAGGCGTATCCAATCTCTGTCCGGGAAACATAGTATCCCCGTAAGTAAGCATAGCCTTTTCAACCAGCGGTTTAATTTGCTCAAAAATAGGACGTCGCAGCAC